TAGAGCAATGTAGAAGAATATCATGTCATATTCTAAAATCATACTTAATAGCGATATTAAACTATCCTGGCCTTATCCCCGCACTGAAGGGGAGATTGCCAGCGATATTAATAATGTGATTTCTGAAAATGATGCATATACAATTACTCTTCCCCCGGCTAATGCTGTAGAAACCGGTACTAGCTTGTTGTTTAATAATGTCGGGCAAAAAGACTTTACCCTCTTATATAACGATGGAACTCCGCTAACCAACGTAATTATTCCCGGGGAAGTAATACAGATATATCTCACTGAGAATCTAACCAGCACGGGAGTATGGCAGGTAATACCTTTTGGGGGTGGTAGCAGCGGTATAGTAAGCTTTTCTACGGAAAGCCAGAATAACAGTTTACAGATTACAAATTCAACTGTTATTCCTCCGACCGGTAACATCATTTTTAAGGTTGCCGATTCGTTAAATAATCTAAATAATCTAGCTACTCAAGTACAGAATGGGTTTTTAGTAATAACCGGTAATACTCCATTAAGTTTTGTAACTCGAAAGATAGGCGGTGGCTCTAATATAAATGTACAAAGCGGCGATGGGGAAACAAATGATGTAATTATTAATTTAGCCGATTCTCTAGTAGGATTATCCAGTATCAATGTAGGTAATCTCTTAATATCTGTAAATACTATTACCACGGCAAGCGGTGATCAGGACATTAACTTAGCTACTGTAGATGATGGAGTAATCAATTTAAATAGTACTCAAATTGATAATATCGGTAATATGACAATACCGGGGAAGATTATAAATCCTGCTACTGCTAAAGCTTATTGTTTCTTTTATGATAATAATGCCCCGAGCAATAATATTCAGATAGAGAGTAGTTTTAATATAGCATCGGTTAGCGGAGCAAACGGGTCTTATGTTGTGAAGTTTGCTACTCCTTTTCCTGATGGTAATTATTTAATATTACCGGCATTAGCACGTGGAACGGAGGTCATAGCGCCGTTTCAGGTGTTCTTTAGGTCTAGATCTGCTACAGAATTTATTATTTTTACAACCGACACACTCGGTAATTTGCTTCCCGTACTTGATGGCGTATCCGTAGTGGTATTTGGTAATTAAAGGCTTAAAGATATATAAGCTAAATCTAAAAATAGTAGCACGATTTGCAAAAGTAACAGTCTTTTTGCTATAATATAATTAGGTAAAAAAAAGTCATGACTAGACTGTAAAAAGTTTCCGTCATTGCTAGACGTTAAAAGGCGTAGTTTGTAGCTAAATCTTTTCTAAAAAAGCTACCTCTGTCATCGCAAGACACAAAAAGGCTAGTTTTGAAACTTATCTGTAACAAAGTTTATCGTCATAACTAGACGTTAAAAGGTCTTTAAAAGCTTGAATTAGCTTATCTTTTTTTAATTTAAAATATTTACGTTTTTTAATAATTAACAATATATGAGGAAATTATGTCTAACGGCATTAATAGACCTTATGGTTTGGAAGTAGTTCAGTCTCAAATAGGAAACGGCGGAACACAAAAACTAGGTCGATACTTTATTTACGCATCCGCTGATGGCTTAACCACGCAGCCAAACAGTATTTTTCAAGGTGATCCAATTAAATTTGTAAGTGCCCCAGGCCTTGCTGTCATGGCAGGAACAATAGCACCGCAAAAGTTATCAGCTCCAACAAACGGAACACAGGTGCAAGCCGTTGCAACAGCAGACGCAGATGCTTTCCTTGGGGTGTTCATAAGCTGTGCTTATACTGACGCAAATACCGGTATACTTGTTGAATCTGATTACTGGCCCGGTGGTAGAGCGGTAAAAGCCGGCACACCTATTATTGCATATGTTAATGACGATCCAATGGCGGTATTTAGAGTGCAGGTATCAAGTTCTCTAGCAGCTGCTACAGGGATTACTTTTTTAGCAACCGGGCTTGGTCTTAATGCCAATTTATCAGTAGCAGGAATAACCTTCACAGATGCTACTGCTATCGCTGGTGGCCAAAACCCACGTACCGGTAGCAGCGTATATGGTTCTGTTTACTATCTCGATGGCTCAACTTACTCAGCTACTACAGCGACCTTAGACGTAAAAATTATTGGAATTGATCCTGTAATTACCGGTAACGCAAATCCTACAGGATTAGTACCGGGAGTAAATATGCCATTTACTAACCTACTAGTTAAATTTAACAAGCATATGTACGGATCAAGCGGCGTAGCAGGTCCAACAGCTGGGGCATAGGAGTATAAGGTTATGTCCATAATAACAAGCGGCAATATGCCGTCTCTTTTAAAGGAGGGATTATATCTACCGAAAGAAAAGAAGAAAACACCTGTTAAGGCAGGATCAGTAAAGAAAACTAACACTAAAAATAAAGGTAATTAATTATGTCTATTATAACAACCGGTGATATTCCAAGTCTGCTTTGGCCAGGTCTTTATGAGGTAAAATCTCAGTATGATCGGTTTAAGGGGGAATATACCAAAATCTATGAACAGGCTAATTCTGTCAAACATACTGAAAGGATGGTTGATATTAGAGGAACAGGTTACGCTCTTGAGAAAACCCAAGGTGCTCCTATTAAAATGGATAGCATGGCTGAGCGGTTTATTTATGAATTTGTCCATCGGGAATTTGCCCTCGGTTTTCAGATTACCAATATTGCCATGGAAGATGATCTTTATGCCGATCAGTTCTTTAACGGTACAAAATCGCTTACTACTTCTTATGAACAAACCAGAGAAGTAGTAGCAATGAATCCTTTTAACCAGGCATTTAACGTAGCAGCAACTCTAGCTAACGGACAACCTCTCTGCTCTGGTTCTCAGCCTTACGACGGAGGTGTTTATTCTAACAGAGTTGGGGCATATAACGGCGTTAATATTAATGTCGACTTTAGCGAGGCAGGCGTTGAGCAGGCAGTAATTCTTGCTGGTAAAATGAAAGATCAAGCAGGACTACTAATTAATGCTCAAATTGAGAGATTGCTACTACCGCAAGACTTAATGTTCTCAGGTTGCAGGTTACTTGAATCTGTATTTAGAACAGGAACGGCTAATAACGATATAAACGCACTTTATAACATGAAAGCTATTCCGCAAGGTTATGAAGTAAGCCATTTCTTAACAAGTCCTAGCAACTGGTTTGGATTAACTAATGTTAAGGGAAGTCGTAAGCATTTTGTAAGACGTCCGCTTAAAGTAAACGTAACAACTGATCCCGTAACTGAAACCATGTCAGTACTTGCATCAGGTCGTTATTCTTTTGGTATGTTTACTCCTCTTGGGGTAATTGGCGCAACAGGTTCTACAGCTTAAACCTACAGGGATAAGTTTTAAAAATCTGTTAAAAAAAGAGGCACTAACTAAAAATAACTAGCTAGTGCTTCATACAATATAAATAAAAGGATAAATTATGTCTCAATTTTATGAATATAATTGGCCTGCTCCCATAGCAAACGGAATATCGCTTCTTCAAACACTTACCGCAAATATTCCGCTGCTGTTAAATGGTTCTTATGTTAACAAAACCACAAGAATAGTTAATTTTATTGATTTCGGTATTGTTCCAAGAATTACTCTTAATTCAGTGGCAAATCTTTCCGGTATTAATTTTCTTATTACCGGTTATCAGAATGGGGTTTTTATTAGTGAAACCTTAACTGGACCAAATAACACAACAGTTACAAGTGTCAACTGCTTTGATAGTGTGGTGCAGATAATTCCAAACAGTACTACAGTCTCTACCCTTCAAGTCGGCGTTGCTTCTGTTGGGTATTTTCCAATGATTCTATTAAATACCGCTAAGACCAATACTTCTTCTATAAGCTATGCCTTAAATATCGTAGCAGCAACAGTTAATCCTGCTACTTATCAGGTATTTTTATCGCTAAAGAATAATTTAGGTCTAGGGAAATACGATGATTTAACCGCCGCCGCTAATGGTAATTTTGCACCTCCAGCCGCCACTGCTACGGCATCTACATTAATACAGTATAATTCTTT